AAAAGGAGAGCTGCTGCATAATTAAATTCAGGCCATGTATGTATACTTAAATGACTTTCAGTTATAACTAAAACCCCTGTTAAACCATGAGGACTAAATTCATGAAATAAATCATTAACTATAGTTGCTTTACCTTTTTTTGCAGCATCAATAAAAATATCTTTTACTTGATTAGAATCATTTAAAATTTTTGAATCACAATCAAACAGTTCAATTAATAAATGAGTTGCTAAAGGTTTCTTCATACTTTCAATGCCATGTCCCAGATAACTAACTGCAATCTTGGACTAAATTTAAAATTATGCTTTTTACATAAGTTAGCTACCATGGCTGATTTAGCAGTATGTTCATCTCTACTACCACAACAAGGCATTAACCAAACGTTTTCACGATCTACTATACCAATATCAATATATTTTTCAAATAATTCTTGTTCATCTTCTTCTGAATCAATAACAAACTTAAAACATTCACCTCTAGAGTTATGATGAGCTATAACATCAGGTTTATATCTACGCTTTTCAGGGTCTCCATTATTACTCATTTTCGGTGATAAAGTAAACTTAGCATTAAAATCATCATACCATCTATCCAAAGGTTTAAGAGTACTATTAGATTCAAAATCTATATTAGGTATAAATCCAAATCTTTCAACAAAAGTATCCATCCATGATAATAATCTTTTTTGCTGTAATAAAGGTTCTCCACCTGTTATCTTTAATAAAGCTCCTCTTTTTAATTCTTTATCGAAACCATTATTTTCATAAAAATTATTAAGTTCATCATAAGTATATCTATTTTTAATAGACCAAGATACAAACGAATCACACCCATGAGGTGAATCTTCTGATGCAAATCCTTGACAAGTTAAATTACACATTGCAAGTCTCATAAAGACAGAAGGCCACCCGACATATTTACCTTCACCTTCAACAGTATAAAATACATGATCATCGCTTAAAGATAAAATATCACCACTCATAGCTTAATTATAGTATAGTTCCTTATCATTTTCAACATAGAGTATTATATTTATTATAAAAAACATAATTTTTTAAAATAATATTTTAATAAAATAATTTATAAATATTTTTATATGTCAAAAACATCAACTACCCGTAAAAGGGTTAAATCGGTAAAGAGACAAGTACCATTAAGTTCTATCTCTGATATAACAGTCGAAAAACCAGAAAAAAATTGGGATTTAGACTTCAAAATAAATGAAGATTATAAATTAACTAAAAATCAGGTTAATTTTTTAATTAAAACTCTACAGCAAGATACACGAATGTGTATGGTAGATGGTCCTGCAGGTACAGCCAAAACATATCTTGCTGTTTTAGCATCATTAAAAATGCTAAATAGAAAACAAATAGATAATATAATTTATATAAGATCTATAGTTGAAAGTGCTTCACGTAGTATGGGAGCTTTACCAGGGGAATTAGAAGAAAAATTTGCACCATGGTCAATGCCTTTAATTGATAAACTAGAAGAAATTACTACAGCTGGTGCAGGTAGTAATTTAATTAGTAAAGGCTATATAAAATGTATACCGGTTAATTTTACCCGAGGACTAACTTTTAAAAATTCATGCGTTATTATTGACGAAGCTCAAAATATGACTAATTCAGAACTAACAACAATTTTAACTCGTTTTGGGGAAAATAGTAAGTATCTTGTAGTTGGTGATAGCTATCAAGCTGATATTGGAGTTAAAAGTGGTTTTAAAGAAATTTTTAAAGCTTTTGACGTGCCAGGGTCAACTGAATGGGGTATTAATAATTTTGAATTTACTGCTAATGATATTGTTAGAAGCGAAGTTCTAAGATTTATCGTTGATAGACTCAGTACTATTAAGTAATTCTTTTAAAGCTTGTTCTAATCCAATATTAGCAACATTTTGTACCTGCTCAATTTTTTTTATTTCCGGAGATGGAGGGGCAGCAACTTCTAACATTTTTGTTAATACGTCTTGTTCTAATTTTACTTGTTGAGGATCACGTTCTCTTATTGATGGTACACCAGTAGATATACCTGTTTGATTTATTGAGGTTTTATTTACATTATGCTGATATATTTCACCTAACCCCATGATGTTCCTTCAAATGGATTCCTTAAGCCTTGCGTAACTTTACTATTCAATGGAGGTGTTCTAGGTCCTTGTTCATTTTTTACCTCATCATTTATAATAGCAGTTGCTTGTATTTCTTTTTCTTTTAATTCATGCATACTATCTAGTTTATCATCATTTATAATTGGTTCTACTTGTTCTTGCATAATTTCACTAAGTGACTTTTCTTCTTTAACCTCTATATGACCTTCATCCTTAGTAGTATTTAATAATTCTTCATAAATTGCACTATTGCCTTCATGCTCCCATACTTCTACTTTAATAACTCTTACACGATTATTAGTTTGTTCTGTAACAAACTTATTAGCATTTTCATATACCCATTCAGCAGTTCTTTCAATACCAACACCTTTATCTGCAATACGTAAATCAATCATACCTTTTTCTGACATTAACTTAAATATACCTAATTCTGGGTCATCAGCAGCTACTACAGTTGTATGATCATATTGCTTTTCTAAAATATTTTTAATTTCTTTACAACCACCAAAGTCATAAATCCAATTTTTATCATCTAATTCATCTGCTGTAAACCATAATTTACATTGTAATCTATAGCCATGAATTAACTTGCAATGACTATCTGCTCTCCATTGACGAAAGGCTGTACTACCCATCGGTATAATTTTTGTTGATACATATCTCATATTATTATTATGATATAAATTTAATAAAAATCAACTTTTTTTAAAATAATAGTTGACTTTTTAAAAAATTAATATTAAAATATCTTTAGATAGAGAGAAGGGACGAGATAATCATCTATACTTTTTTATAATTTGTTCGAAGCTTACTTCCTCGGCGGCATCTGGGATTTCTAAACTTTTTTGTTGTAATCTTAAATCTTTAGCAAATCTTTTAGTTCTTTTTTTACCCTTTAATGATCTTACTACAACTGTTCCTGTTTTTGGATCTTTACCTATAACTTCATGGGTAGCACCTGCACTACCTAAGACAATATCATCAATTTTAAATTTATCAGCTTCTTTATTTAATTTCATTAATATTTCCTTGGGTGATAAATTTTCTTGTTTTGCCATATTTTGAATAGCTTGTTTTAACTCTATATCTGGAGTTGTTTGTTTAATTGCAGTTTTAGGTAAATCTTTAATAAATGATTCAATTGCTCCAGAAGTTAATTTATCATTATTTGCTGCTATTAATGATTTAATACCGCTTAATTCTTCTTTATCATACTTAGTTATTTCACTAATAGAAAAAGCTAAAGTTTTTAAATCATTAATAGTTAACTCATCTCCTAACATAAATTTAGTATAATTATCTTTTAGTTTTTTTGTAGTTAAATATTTTTCAGTTTTAGGAGCCTTTAGTTTGATATTATTATCAATTTCAGCAGCAGCTTTATTTCTTAATTCTTCTTTAGCTTTTTTATCAGCTTCAGTATCTATAGTACCTTTTTCAATTTTATCATTAACTGCATTATAATAATCTATATCTTGGGCTGATATATTTTTTTCTTCTCCTTTTGCATATGCATCCCAAACTTTTCTGTATCTAGAATCGTTTATATACGCATCATATTGTCTAGTGCCTTCTTTAGGTTTAGGACCTTGTTTCCCGCCCTTTTTACCACTCATTAAATCTACTTGAGCTTGCTGAGCTTTTATTTCTTCTTGTCTAGCTTGAGCTTCAGCTTTTCTTTTATCAGCACTTAAAGTTTGTCTAGATTTTTTAAGATCTTGTGCCATTTGTTTACGTTTCATTCGTTGTTGTAATCTTTTTTCCCTACCTGAACCAAATAAGTTACTAACTATACTACCAGCACCTTTTGCTACAGCTCCAAGACCTCTACCGGTAGCTGCAACTCCTCTACCGGTAGCTGCAACTCCTCTACCAGCTGCTGTTGCTGCTCCTAAAGCTCCTCTGCCAGCAGCTCTACCTGCACTAACAGTATTATCTGCATAATTAGATCTTATAGGTGATGTTTCTTGAAGATTTTTTTTAAAGTTACCTTTATTATATACCTTTTCTATAAGTATATTTTTATTTTTAAGATTAAAAACTTTTTCAGTTTTTTCAAATAATTCTTTATCGGTCATTGAAATATTTAATCTATATGGTATAATAGATATATGTCTAGTAAAGTAAAAAATTATGAATGGTTAGGTGATGATGTAAGTGAAAGTGAACTAACTGGTGAAAAAGATGTTATTGCTAAAGAAATAATGGGTGAAGAGTATAGTAAAGGTTATTTTCCTCCTATTAGAGTTTATGATAATAATGTTAAAGCTGATAGAAAATATATTTCATCATTACCAGATTTGCAAAATGGCCCATCAAGTTTAATTCAAGGAGCTGCAGTACCTATTCAACAAGTAGGTATACATAATTTTAGATTACCTCTAACTTATAAAAAGAGAGATGGTAAGACAATCAATCTTGAAACGAGTGTAACTGGTAGTGTGAGTTTAGAAGCTCATAAGAAAGGTATTAATATGTCACGTATTATGAGAAGTTTTTATGACCATAAAGATGATCTATTTAGTATTGATAATATAAAAGATGTATTAGAATCCTATAAAGAAAATCTTAAAGTATTTGATTCTCGTATAATGCTTAAGATTTCATATCCTATTAAGCAGAAAAGTTTACGTAGTGGTTTAGAAGGTTATCAATATTATGATGTGGTATTTGAGGGTGATCTTACTAAAGATGGAGATTTTAAGAAATATATACATTTTGACTTTGTATATTCATCAGCTTGTCCTTGTAGTTTTGAATTAAGTGAGCATGCTGAAAAGTATCGTAATCGTGCTACAGTACCTCATAGTCAGCGAAGTGTAGCAAGAGTAAGTGTACGTTTCAATGATATGTTATGGGTAGAAGATCTACAAGAATTATGCTTAGCAGCTTTACAAACTGAAACTCAAGTAATGGTAAAAAGAGAAGATGAGCAAGCGTTTGCTGAAAAGAACGGTTCATATCTTAAGTTTGTAGAAGATGCAGTAAGACTTCTATATGATAAGCTTAATAGTGAATCTCGTATTAAAGACTTTAAGATAGTAGCCTCACATAATGAAAGTTTACATAGTCATAATGCTATATCAGTTATAGTAAAAGGTGTTGAAAGAGGATTTTCAGCAGGTGTTGCTAGAGATGTTTTTGAAACTACAGGTTTAAGATAATTAATCTAAGTTTCCTTCTTTACTTACATCTATTAAACCACCTAATTTTTCTATAAATCCTTTACCTACAAGAATTTTATAATCATTATCTTCTCTAGAACCTATTGAAAATTTAGTTTTAGGATAAACTTTATTACCTATTTCAATATCAAACTCTACTACTGGTCTATTATCAATAGTAGCCTCTCCATCTGGTCCAGAACCTACATTTATATCAATAAATTCTATTACCGGTTTTTTTAATTTTTTATTATTAACAGTATCAAATGATACTTGAGATCTATTTTCATTAAATGATAAATTAATTCCATGCAATACATTGTAAGCTCCGTTACCACTATCAATTTTAGCTTCTACAGGACCCAATTCTTTAAATGTAATTGTTTCTATTAAACCGAGAGGTTTATTACTTTCATAAAATTTTTTAAAAGTTATCACATTATTATTTAATGCTTACTAGTATTCTTTACATCCTGTATATCTTTTCTTATTACTTTAGTTAGTTTTGCAATTTCAAGTAATGATTTTCTTGCTCTAGTTCCAGCTGCTGCAATACCTTTTTCATTAAATTTTTGTACTTCTTGAGTAAAAAAATTGAATTGTTCAGTAATAGTTTTAATATTCTCTTCATTCATAATAATTTATTTATATACATAAGGTTTAAAAACTACTTGAATAATGGATATAAAATATTATAATATAATAATGAAACGAGTTTTAGTTATTGCTCCCCATGCAGATGATGAAGTTTTAGGGGTAGGGGGTACTATTCAAAAATATATTGAAAAAAAATATGAAGTAAACGTTATTATATGTTGTAAGCGTAAAGTAGATAATAATATTGATCATATTAATTGTTTAAATATTTTAAAAGTTAAAAAAATATTTCATTTAAATATGAAAGATGAAAAATTAAATGAATATAAAAATGAACTACTTAAAAAATTAGAAGATTTATATTATGAAATAAAACCTAATATAATATATATACCTAACAAAAATGATTTGAATCAAGACCATAAAACAGTTTATGATGTATGTGAAGTAGTATTGCGTAGATACCAGCCTGATTCCCCTGAAATGATTTTTTCTTATGAAACACCATCATCAACTACACAATCATTTAAAAATAATTTCAAAATAAACTGGTATGAAAGTATATCTAAAAAACAGTTAAATAAAAAAATAAAAGCTTTTTATCAATATAAAAATGAAATAAGAAAATACCCCAACCCTAGAAATGATAAAGGTATAAAAATATATGCAAAATTTAGAGGTATGGAATGTAATAGTAAATATTCAGAGGCATTTAATTTAATTTATAGTAAAAAATGAATACAGTTTGGGATAATGTAGATAAATTTGAAAGTCTAATTGCAAATTATGCAGGTAGTAAGTATGCAATTGCAGTTGATAGTTGTACTAATGCTTTATTTTTATCTTTAAAATATTGTAAAGAAAAATTAAAATTAAATCATAATTTTATAGAAATACCTAAACAAACATACGTTTCAGTACCAATGCAGGTTATAAATGCTGGTTATAAAGTAAAGTTCGTAGATAAATCTTGGGCTGGTTCATATAAGTTAGGTAGTTTACCTATAATTGATTCAGCTCAAAAATTCGGTAGTCAAATATATGAAAAAGATACATTTTATTGTTTATCGTTTAATTTTAAAAAAATACTATCTACCGGTAAAGGCGGTATGATTTTAACCGATGATATAAATGCTTTTGAATGGTTTAAGAGAATTAGATATGATGGAAGACCTTCTATATATTATAATGATATGTTAGATTTACCGGTTGAAGATATAGGTTACCACATGTATATGACCCCTGAACAAGCGGTAATGGGTATACAAAATTTTTATGCTTTAGATAAACATAGAGATTGTAATAGTTCTTGTAGTAGTCAGTATAAAGTAGACTTATCTAAATTAAAATGTTTTAATGAAAATAATAGTATTAGGTAACGGTAATTTAGCTACATATATCAAAAGATTTTTTACTTTACAAAATTTTATAGTAGAACAATATAGTAGAATAGATTTTGATGTAACTAATTTTAATAATAATTATTTTTTCCATAAAATTAATGAAAATGATGTTGTTATCAATTGTATAGGTATTTTAAAACCAAAAATAAAATCTACAGGTATTAAAAATACTTTTATAATAAATTCATTATTTCCAAATAAAATTTTTAAAATTTGTAAATTTAAAAAAGCTAATTTTATACATATTTGTTCTGATTGTGTTTATGACGGTAAAAAGGGAAATTATTATGAAGATTTTATACCTAATGCTAATGATGTATATGGAATATCAAAAAGTCTTGTAACCAATGGTACAATAATAAGAACTTCTTTTATTGGTAAGTATGGGGGATTACTAAAGTGGGTTTTAGATAATAAAAATAATATGATAAGTGGGTATGATAATTGTATATGGAATGGTGTAACTGCTTTAGAATTATCAAAATTTATTTTAGATATAATCAATAATGATAATTTTTGGAATGGGGTTAGACATTTACATAGTTTGGAAAAAATTTCTAAATATAAGTTATGTAAAATTATTAATAAAATTTATAATTTAAATATAACTATTAATAAAATTAATGCAAATAGTATAGAAGGTCAACCTATAGATAAAATATTGGATAGGTCATTGAATACTATTCATAATATAAAATTAAAAAATATAGAAGATCAAATTAATGAGTTGAAAATATTTGACTGAACATAAATAATATTATGGGGGATGCATTTTTAACACGCACAGGAACTAATCTAAAATTTAGTGATATTAATACAATGAGAAACTGCAATTGCCAAACTTCTGGTAATAGTTTCGGTGATACAGTTAGTATTAATACTATGTATAGTTGGTATTTAACTAATGCATTTTTACCTAATGATGATGGTAGTGGGGTTAATCCTGCTAAACTATCTGAATTTAAATGCGGTCAAATTATGACCGGGGATATACAAGCAATACCTGAAACTCCTAATTCACCATATAATTTAAATAATAATGGTAGAATAGTTACTTCTCTTTTACCTGAAGGTGTAGTTACTGATGGTTCCGGTGATAAATGTTATCAATTCTCTATTACAGGGGATGGTGGTACAACAGTATGTGGGCCACAGTCTTCCCCTTCAGCTACTTTCACCGGTTTAAATGCAGCTACATATTCAGTAACTCTAAAAGATAATTTAACCCAATCATGTATAGTGCAAACAGGAGTTAAGGTTAATTTAGGTGGCAAAAGCAATTTCTTTAGACAATTGCAAGATAATACATGTTAAAAAATGACAAATAGAGAACTTATTATAAACAATATTAAGAAATTGGTTAGTATTGCAAAGTATAATGGTGATGAAACTTTAGTTACACTTAATAAAGAATTTATACCCGATACTTTTCATGACGAAATAGATAAAATAATCAATAAAGT